GATATTATGGACGTAAACATAACTACGAAAACAAAGCTGAAGATGTAAAGGAGAATAAATAGTATGCACTATAACCTCGTTAAAGCTAGTAATAGAAGATACCTTGAAGAATTAAAAAACAGAGGACACGAAATGAAACCTTTGTATGACGCTGTAAATATTATGCAAGACACTGAGTGGGTAATAAACAAAAGAGTTTATGATGTTATTGTTAAGTTAATTGAAACTGATAATCCACTGGGTAAACTTCCAGTAAATCCACAGCATATTGAATTACCAATTAAACCTGTAGACATAGAAACTAATAAGGAAAGTTTAGTTAGATGGAAACGTGAAGCAAGTTTAGTTTACAAAGAGAGAGCCAAGTCTAAATCTAAATACATTCAGGTTAGGCAAATACTTGAAGAAGCTAGATTGTTATTAGACAGGTCATTCTTTTATCCATATCAATTAGATTTTAGAAGTAGAATATATCCAAAACCTGCAATGTTATCACCACAAGGTGCTGACTATTCAAGAGCATTACTTAAATTTAAATATGGCAAACAAATGAAAGAGAATAATTCTTTTGAAGCGTTTGCAGTAGCAGGTGCAGGTCTATATGGAGAAGTAGATAAGGAAGATATTGAAACAAGATTAAAGTGGGTAGAAGATAATATGCAAAGGTTTATTGATTGTGCAAAAGAACCACTGACAAATACTGACTGGTCTAAAGCTGATAAACCTTTTTCTTTTTTGGCTTGGTGTTTTGAATTAAAAGATTTTGCTGATACAGATTATGACGCAAGTTTTATAACAACATTACCAATACAATCCGATTGTTCTAACTCAGGACTACAGCATTACTCAGCTATGATGAGAGACCCTATAGGTGGTAAAGCAACAAACTTAACACCATCAAACAAACCACAAGATGTTTATAGAATTGTTGCTGAAAAAGTAAAAATGAAACTCAGAGATAAGTCAGATGAAATGGCTAAACTATGGCTAGAGTATGGCGTAGATAGGAAGCTATGTAAGAAACCTGTAATGTGTTTACCTTATTCTCTTACTCAATATTCCTGTAGACAATATTTACAAGACCACGTTGAAAAAGAATTTAAAGAACGTGGAGTTCAACATAAATTCGGTAGAGATTTATTTAAAGCTACAAACTATTTAACACCTGTAGTATGGGAAGCAATCAATGAAGTAATATTAGGTGCTAAAAAAATTATGAAGTTTTTAAAAGAAGTATCAAGATTAGTTGCTTCAGAAAACTTACCTGTATGTTGGACAACACCAAGTCCTTTAAACTTCCCAGTACAAATGATGTGTTATAAAAAAGAAAGTAAAAGAGTAAAGACCAAGATGGGTGATAGTATAATTAAATTATCTATTCAATCAGATACTGAACAAATAGATACAAGAAAAACAGCACAAAGTATTTGTCCTAATTTTATACATAGTCTTGACGCTTCAGTATTACAACTTGCAGTAGTCAAAGCAAAAGAAAAAGGTGTCACTAATTTCAGTCTCATTCACGATAGTTTTGGTTGTGTTGCAACAGATGTACCACTTCTATCAGAAGCTATACGTGAAGCATTTTGTGAAGTGTATGAACAAGATGTATTAACTAACTTTGCAAAGGAAATGAAAGATATGTTGTCACAAAAAAATTTAAAAAAGTTTCCAAATATTCCTGAACGTGGAGATTTAGATTTGTCACTCGTAAAACAATCAGTTTTCTTTTGCGTATGATTTTAGTAAAAAACGCAAAAAGGATTTTATTGTCGCACCAAAACTGAACCACCCTAAAAATTCAGTCGTCTACTTTTCAATAAAAATATTTTTTTAGAAATTTTTGAAAAGTCAATATGTTATAATGGGGTATTAAAAAGTTTTTTATAAATTTTTTAATTAGCTATTTAACATTGTGAATATGACTGAGTAAGTTCTTGGAACAGGAGTAATGTCTTATGACAAAACCACCACAAGAATATAACTACAAAGTTGATATGGCTTTTAGTTATAATAAAGTGAATGAGTTATGGGAAACTGTTAATATCCCATACATTACAAGAACCGAAGCAGAGAAAAGTTTGAAAAAACTTATTATCAAATTCGGTAAATCTCATCACGCACCACCAAGATATGTAAGTTCTGATGGTAAAGAAGTTATGAAACAATCAAATCTTAATTATAAAAGATTTAGAGTTTTAAAAACTTTTATTTGCCTTTCAGGTAATCCATCAACTTTACATAGAGGTTGGCGTGATTTAGTTCATACTGTTTCTCATTGGGTTTATAACTACAGAAAAGGTTATAGAAACCATTTTGGACATAGTATTGAACAAGCCAAACTTGAATATGAAATGAGTAAGTATGTAATTTCACAAGGTTGGTTAAGTGGTAGTTTGAAACCTAAAGTTGTTATACTTTCTAAAGAGGAAAAACGACTTAAAAAGTTGGCAAACTACCAGAACCTTATTAATAAGTGGCAAACTAAATTAAAGTTAGCCAATACATTTATAAGGAAATATAATAAAAAGGTCAAATACTTAAATAAACAATAAAGAACACCAGTCATAATTCACAATGGGCTATTTCATTAAGTTCCACTTATGGCTACATAGCCAAAACAAAGGAGAATAAATATGGCAATCTCTAATATATCGGTTATTGGTGAAGCTGTATATCCACACTTAAACAAACCTGACGTTAAATGGAACGAAGCAGGTGAGTATAAAGTGACCTTAAAAGTAGCTAAATCAGACGCTTCTGAAATGCTGAAGTTATATAACAAAGCGATAGATGACAGTCTAAAATTAGCTGAAGAACAACACAAAGGTAAGGGTATCACACACGCACCGAAACCATACAATGAGGAAAACGGTTTTGTTTTCTTCAAATTTAAGATGAAAGCCACTGGAGTAAATAAGAAAACAAAAGAAAAGTTTTCTCAAAGACCCCAGTTGTTTGACGCAAAGAAAAACCCTATACCTTTATCAACTTTGATTTGGGGTGGTACTAAGATGAGGGTCGCTTATGAATTAGTACCTTACTATGCACCAATGATAGGTGCAGGTATAACTGCTAGATTAAAAGCAGTACAAGTTATTGAACTTGTAGAGGGTAAAGACAGCAATCTTTTTAAAGAAGAAGATGGCTACGAAACAGCAACCCCTGAACCAGATGTAATCTCAAATGAAAAGACAACAGTTCAAGAGAGTAAAGACTTCTGATGGTTCTGTTTTAAAATCAGGATTGGAAGAAGCAGTCTTTAATTATCTTCACAAAGTTAAATTAAATTTTACTTATGAGGGTATGAAGATTGTTTACTTCCAACCTGCAATTAAAAAAACATATACCCCAGATTTCCCATTTAAAAATTGCAACATAGTCATAGAGACTAAAGGTGCTTTCAATTCTGCTGATAGGAAGAAGATGAAAATTATAAAAGAGCAGAATAAAAATTTAGATATTAGATTTATATTTTCTAATGCAAAAAATAAAATTGGTAAAAAATCAAAAACAACTTATGGTAAATGGTGTGAGTTGTTTGGATTTAAATATCATTGTATACAATCAACAAAAGAAACCTTTCCAAAAGAATGGTTAAAAGAAATAAAGGATAAACAAAATGGCTAGAGAGGAAACTAAATACATAGTAATACATTGTTCTCAAACGAGACCATCACAAAAGATAGGTGCTAAAGAGATTGACCGTTGGCACAGAGAAAGAGGGTGGTTGAAGATTGGTTATGGTAAAGTTATAAAACGTGATGGCACTGTTGAACAAGGCAGAGGTGATGACGAAATTCAAGCACACGTCAAAGGATATAATCATTGTAGTTTTGGATTATGTTTAGTTGGTGGTGCTAAAGAAGAAAACTGGAAAGAACCACAGGACAATTTTACAAGTGAACAATGGGAAGCATTAAAAAAAGAATTAGAAAATTTATTAGAAAAATATCCTAATGCACAAATAGTAGGACACTATATGTTAGATGAAGCAAAGACTTGTCCTAACTTTAATGTAAGAGAATATTTACTGAATGAAGATATAAAGAATTACAAGTTCCAAGATGGCTTGACTGACGATAAAGATTTGCAGGAGTTGGAATAGCTTTTTTTCCTTTCCCCTATGAAAACCACTGAAAAATTTTTACGTCACGCACCTTGTGAAAACTGTGGTAGCCGAGATAATTTGGGTGTCTATGAAGACCACACTTATTGTTTTGGTTGCCACGAGTTTAAAAAAATTAATGGTGAACTTCCACAACAAACAAAACAGGTTATAAGAGATATGATAGTAGGCAGTATAAAACAATTAGATAAAAGAAAAATAAATGAAGATACCTGTAAAGTTTTTAATTATGAATGTGGTGAGTATGATGGAAGACCAGTACAGATAGCCAACTACTATGATAAAAATTATAATAAGGTTGCACAAAAATTAAGATTTCCTGATAAGTCTTTTAAATGGTTTGGTGATACAGATAAAATTACTTTGTTCGGTCAGCAAAATTGGAGAGACGGTGGTAGAACAATTGTAATTACAGAGGGTGAATTAGATTGTCTTTCAGTATCACAAGTAAACAATAATAAATATCCTGTAGTATCTATACCAAGTGGTACAGCTTCTGCAAAAAAATATATTAAACAAGAATTAGAATGGTTATCAAAGTTTGAAAAAATTATTTTGATGTTTGATAATGATGAAGCAGCT